AGGCCTGGTAACAAGCATTGTACCAAAGATGAGTGTAGAAGATGGCATTAATGCAGTTCGTATGACACTTGGTAGATGTTATTTTGACTTTGAAAAGACAAAAGAAGGCCTAGATGCTCTTAGACAGTACCGATGGGCAGTAGATGATAGAGGTGTAACGAAAAATAGACCAGATCATAACTGGACTTCGCATAGTGCAGATGCTTTCAGGTATCTTTGCACAGGTTTACAAGAAACAAAAAACTGGAATACAGAAATTAATTACCCAAAATTAGGATTAGTATAGATGAAATTAACAAAACAACGATTACTCTCTTTAATCTCACAGGAGATTACAAACTCAGTAGGGTACTATGGGAGTGATTTAACAGAACAACGCAGAAATGCCTTACGTTTTTACTTAGGTGAGCCTCTTGGCAACGAAGTAGAAGGTCAAAGTCAGGTCAGATCGCAAGATATGTTGGAAGTAGTAGAATCAATACTACCAAGCATGATGCGTATATTTACGCAAGGAGAAAGTATTGTTCGTTTTTCCCCTAATGGACCGGAAGATGTGGCATATGCTGAACAGGCTAGTGATTATATTAATCATATTTTTAATGTTGATAATAATGGCTATTCTATACTGCATACTTTGTTTAAAGATGCACTTATTTCTAAAAATGGATTTGTTAAATACTATTGGAAAACATCTAAAGAGCAAAAAAAAGAGTCTTACGAAAATTTAACAGAGGCCGAATACCAATCGTTAATTGCTGATCCTGAAGTAGAGGTTGTAGAAGTTGAAGATAACGTAGCAGAAATTGATTTAGACAATATTGATGTTGATGAAGCAACGTATAACGTCAAAGTTAAACGAGTTAAAGACTATGGCCGAGTATGTATTGAAAATGTAGCACCAGAAAGTATTTTAGTTACTTCTACAGCAACAAGTTTAGACGATTGTAATTTTATTGGTCAGAGAGTTTTTAAAACAAGATCTGAATTAATCAACATGGGATTTGATAAGAAAATTATCAATGAACTTCCTCCTGCTGATGAGTTTATTTACAATAACGAAGCAGAAACAAGAAAGAACTATGATGATACTGATATGTCACAAGAATATCAGAACATAGATCCTGCATTAACAGTTGTTCAAGTCATAGATTGCTACATGAAATGCGATTATGATAATGATGGTATAGCAGAATTACGTCATGTGGTTGTGGGTGGTAGTGGGAATAATGCGTATCACATTTTAGAAAACGAAGAAATAGAGCAAATACCTTTTGCTATGGTAACACCAGTACCTATGCCACATAAATTTTATGGTCTTTCCATGTATGATTTAATTGGTGACGTACAAGAAATAAAAACAACACTTCTAAGACAAATTTTAAACAATGCGTATCTACAAAATAACTCACGCACAGTTGTTGTAGATGGTCAAGCAAACATAGATGATCTTTTAACCAGTAGAGCAGGTGGTATTGTTCGTGTTAAATCACCTGGAGCAGTATCGCCAATGGCTACACCTAATTTTATGCAAGAAGGTTTAGCTATGATAGATAAAATTGATTCTATTAAAGAGCAAAGATCTGGCGTCACAAAAGTACAAATGGGTTTAGATGCAGACCAAATAAATAAATCACATCAAACAGCAACAACTACAAATATTATGATGAACGCTTCTACACAGCGTATAGAATTAATTGCTAGAAATTTTTCTGAAGGTGTAAAAAGAATGTTTCAAGGTTTACTAACTTTAATCTGTAAACATCAAGACCAAGATCGTATTATTCAGCTTAGAGGTAAATTTGTAAACATGAACCCTAGAGAATGGGTTGATAGATATAATGCAACAGTACAAGTTGGACTTGGTAGTGGTTCACAAGATCAACGACTAGAAGTTTTAGGTAGAGTTTTAGCAGTACAAGAAAAATTAATTAGTACAGGTGGAATGGGTATTGTAGATCCACAAAAGATTTACAACACACTAGAAAAATATTTAGAAAATGCCGGTTACAAAGACGCTTCGCAATTTTTTAACAACCCTGCTGTAACGCCTCCACCTCCACCAAAACCTCCTCAGCCTGATCCTACATTAATGTTAGCACAACAAGAGCTACGCAATAGACAAGCAAAAGATCAAGCTGAATTACAACTTAAAGCAAGAAAACTACAATCAGATGAGTTGTATAAAACTGAGGACATGAATTTAAAACAACAAAAATTAGCAACAGAAATTTTAAAAGATAATGAAAACAAACAAATGAAACAACAAGAAATAAATCAAAAGATTATTGACTCTGCTTTAAATGACGAGAGGTTACAATAATGGCCTACACACCTTTTTTTCAAGGAACAGAAGCTACAAATATTATTAATGGATATTTAGATCAAAACGTCAATGCCAATACACCTATGGCACAACCTGATATGAATCAGTACGGAGTATTTCGTAATCCTTATTCACCAGAAGGTTTTTATGCAAATGAAACAGATCAATACCCTGTAGAGTTTGTACCTCCAGTAACAGATGAAGAAGGAATACCGGCTTGTCCTGAAGGATATGTTTATGATGAAGTGATGAAGTCTTGTCGTTATGTTGGTTTTTCTGAACCTGCACAAGAAGATAGTGATAGAGAAGAAACAGATACAAGAACTGAAAGCCAAAAGATGTACGATGAAATGAAAAAAGATGTAACAGATCCTTTTGGTGCAAACAGATTTGTAGATAAATATGAAGATGGTGTAGATGAATTTGGAAATCCAATTTATAAATTTAATCCATCAACAGGAGTGCTACCTTTTTTTGGAATACCAATTATTGATCAATTAACAGGTGGCCCACAAAGGAGAGAAGATAAATATAATACTGCTATTAATACAATAATGGATCAAACTAAATCAAGATTTTATAATAATAATCCTTTTGCTTTTGGTTCTTTAAATGGTGATTATTTTACTAAATTTAATGATAAAAATTATTTAGATAGAGTTCAAAATGAAATTGTTAGAGGTAGTAATCAAAATGCTAAAATGGGTGAATTACTTGGAAGTGTAGGTCAAGGAACTGCTCCAATTAATCAAGGTGGACAAGGATCTGAACCTGTAGATATAAGAGGTAGTTCACTTGTCATTCAAAGCGATGGTGGAACAAGAAGGAGAGATGATACAGCTTATGAATCTGCTGTAGCTAAAAATATTGCAAGAAATCTAGCAGGAGATAATAGTACAGGAAGTGGTTTTTCTAAATCTCTTGGTGGATTCTATAAAGGTAGATAGTGGAAAAAGAACAAGAACGATCAATTAAAGCTAAACGAATATTAGAAGATCCAATGTTTGTTGAAGCAATACAAAAAATTCGTCAGGATTTAGAATTACAATGGCTAAACTCTGACCTCAAAGATTCAGAACAACGAGAGCATATCTTCCTTATGAGAAGAATGACAGAGGTTGTTGTGATGCAGTTGCAATCTGTTTTAGAAACAGGAAAATTAGCAACAAAAAAATAAAAGGAGAATACAATGGCAGAACAACCAGAAATGGAATCTGCAACAGATAATCCTTCACCGGAAACTGTTGTACCAACGCCCAAGCCTCTAAATACACAAGGAGAGGTAGCTGACGCCCTGAAAAACTTACTAAGTACAGACGCCTCTAAGAATCAGGAAACAGCAAGTGAAGAATCACCAAAAGAGGTAAGCGACTCGGAAACGAATAACGAAGATGCTTTTGATGATGATGAACTAATAGATCAAGTTGAAGATGATAACACTTTAGACAGTAATCAGGAACTTTATAAAATTAAGGTCGGAGATCAAGAATTAGAAGTCAGCCTAGATGAACTTAAAGATGGGTATTTTCGTCAACAAGATTACACTCGTAAAACCAAAGATCTTTCTGAAAACAGAAAATCTGTTGATGAACTTAAAAATTCTTTAACAAGGGAAAACGAGGAGGCAAAAATAAAAAGAGATCAATACGAAAAACAATTACAAGTATTGGAACAACACTTAAAGACTACTGAAAACAAGGTAGATCTAGATGTTTTATATCAAGAAGATCCTGCTGAATATGTCAGACAAAAAGCTGAGATAGATCGTAGGAAAGAAATGATAGAAGCTACTAGACAAGAACAGCAAAGAATTAATTTTGAAAAACAAAAAGAGCATGAAAAAACTTATAATGCTTATTTGGAAAAAGAAAAAAAATTACTTGCTGAAAAACTACCTATTTACAGCGACAAAGAAAAAGGTCCTGAGTTCGTAAAGAACCTTACTAATTTTGCAAAAGAAATTGGATATTCAGACCAAGAAATCTCAATGTTAGTGGATCATAGAGCAGTTCTTATGTTAGCAAATGCTTATCGTTATAATAAGTTAAAAAAAGCTAACGCAAAAAATAAGAAAGTTACTAGAACACCAAAAGTTGTAAGTTCATCTAGTCCAAAAGTAGCTGAAGATACTGATGTTGTTAAACGTATTAGATCTAAAAAAGCAGTTCTTAAAAAGAGTGGAAAAGTGCGTGATGCAGTTTCTATTCTTCAAGAAATGTACTCTTAACAATTAACTTAAAAGGAGATTAAGTATGGCACAGCCAACAAATACTTTTGATACTTATGATGGTGTTAATTCAATACGAGAGGACCTTGCTGATGTGATCTATAATATTAGTCCAACAGAAACTCCTTTCATGAGCAACGCATCAAAAGGTACAGCGACTAACACTTTGCATGAATGGCAAACTGACTCATTAGCTTCAGTTGCAGTAAATGCACAAGTTGAAGGTGATGACTATGCAGGTCAAGCTAGATCAGCAACATCAAGATTAACTAACTATACGCAAATTTCATCAAAATCAGTAACAATTTCTGGTACTGATGATGCTGTAGATAATGCAGGTATGGGTACTCAAATGGCTTATCAATTAGCTAAAATGGGTAAAGAAATCAAGCGTGATATGGAAAACGCTATGATTGGTATTGAACAAGCTAAAGTAGCAGGTGATGCTTCTACAGCTAGAAAATCAGCGTCAGTAGGTACATGGTATGGACCTGCTTCACCAACTAATAACTATTCTAAAAATGGATCACCTTCGGCTGTTCCTCTAGGTACTGGTGCTACTGCAATAGCAGGTGGCACAAATAGAACTTACACAGAAACTCTATTAAAAGCAGGACTTTTAGTAGCCTTTGAAAATGGTGGAGAGCCTGATACAGTTCTAATGACAGCATCACACAAGCAACTAGCGTCAGCATTTGCAGGTGTAGCAACTAAATACAAAGATGCGTCAGACAAAGTATCAATCGGAACTACTGATATTTATGTATCAGATTTTGGCGAAGTAGCATTTGTTCCTGATAGATTCCAAAATGCAAACAGAGTAGATATTCTACAAATGGATATGTGGAGTGTGGATTTCCTAAGACCATTCCAAACTACTGACTTAGCAAAAACTGGTGATAGTGATAAAAAATTACTATTAACAGAATGGACTCTAACAGCAAAAGCTCCAAACGCTAACTACGGAATATTTAACTTAACTGCATAATTGTAGTGCAAGGATAGGGAGGGGAATTATCCCCTCCTTTTTAATTTTAAACAGGAGATAATAATGGGTGTTTTTACAAATAAAAAACATAGCTCAGGTTTATACAAGGTAGTTGCAAGTGCAATCAAAGCTGATCCAATGATTAGTAAAGGTAGCAAGAAAAAACAATCTGGTAAAATCTCAGCAGGTGACAGAAAATATGATCCAATGCTAAGTATAAGTGGCAATCAAGGATTATCTGTAAAAGGTACGATTGACCAAATGATTATGAAAGCAATAAAATAAATGGCTAAGAAATTTTCTTTAAATGAACCAGGTGATAAATCATCAGTTAAAACTAATTTAATTGTAGATGAAGCAGAGAATAAAATACATATAGAAAATTATCAAGCACAAGCAGACATAAAAGAAATACTACAAGCTAATAAAGTTGCACAAAATGAAGGTGCTTATAAATCTAAAGTTTTAAAAGAAGCTAAAGGTTATAGAGTAGCTAGACTACCAAACATTGTTGTTCATCAATTAGCAAAGAAAAAAATAATATCATTAACAGGAAAAGTATTAGACAAGCCTAAATTTTTTAGATGGCTTAATGATCCTGATAACAGACACTTTAGGATTTACACAGGGAATTTATAATGGCTCTTACAACTTTCGCATTGTTAAAAACAACAATCGCAAATTATCTAAACAGGACAGATCTCACATCATACTTGGGTGATTTCATTACGCTTACAGAAAGCAGATTGAATAGAGAATTGCGTGTTAGAGAAATGGTTAATACAGATACCAGTACAACAACAGTTTCAGGTACACAATCATACTCTTTGCCTAGTGGTTTCTTAGAAGCTAGTGCAGTTATTTATCAAAGTGATCCCTACAGAACATTACGTTTTATGGCTAATGGGGATTTTTACAGACAATACAACGCTAGTCAAACATCAGGTTTACCAAGTTTTTTTACAATAGTTGGTGGCAATATTTTATTAGGTGTTGCACCAGACTCAGCACAAACATTACAAATAGATTATTATAAAACAATTACTCCTTTATCAGAGTCAAATACAACAAACGATATTTTAACAAACTACCCTGAACTATATTTATATGGTGCATTAGCAGAGTCATCACCTTTTTTAATGCAAGATGAACGTCTAGCAACATGGGCCGGTTTGTATAAAGAAGCATTAAAGAACGCAAACTTATCATCAGAAAAAGGATCAATAACATCTTCTCCAATGCAGATGTCAGCAACAGGAATAGTATAATATGATTGAGTTCGGACAATTACAATCTGATCTTCCTGCGTATCAAAATACTGGTGCATTAAAAGTAGATAACGTATTACCTTTAAAAACAGGTTACAAAAGTTTACCAGGATTTCAGGCTCTTAGTGGCACAGGATTAACAGGAAGTGCAGTAGGTTTATTTTCATCATTTCAAGCAGGTGGTGTAACAAACTATGCCGGTGATGCAACAAAGCTGTATCAAATGGATAGTTCACTTGTATTCCAAGATAAAAGTAAATCAGGTGGTTACAATAACAGTACAACATCTAATGCAAGAGATTTTTGGAAGTTTACACAGTTTGGCACAAATATTATTGCAACTAACCACGCTGATAATATTCAAAAATTTAATCAAGGAACAGACTCAGCATTTTCAGATCTAGTTTCTTTAAAAGCAAAATACATTACAGTTATAAATAACTTTGTTGTTTCTGGTTACACTACAGAGTCAGGCACAGAATACAACCAACGAGTAAAATGGTCAGGACTAAATGACAGTTCT